TTGGTGTCGCTCGTGCTCGCGACCTGGCTAATCGTCGTGAGCTCAGTATTAATACTGTTCGGCGTATGTTTTCTTACTTTGCTCGACACGCTGTCGATAAGGAAGCCGAAGGATTCAGCAGCGGAGAAGATGGATTCCCGAGTGCCGGGCGAATCGCCTGGGAGTTATGGGGCGGAGATGCTGGACAGTCATGGACTCGACGAATCGTCGAGCGACTTAATTCATTAGACGAGAGAGCCTATATCGATTCGCGTCCCTACCCGAACGAACACGCAGCCAGGATCAGAGATCCCGACCAATATGATGAGTTCCGGCGGGTAAATGATGAACTTGGTGAAGGAATTGATATAATCGTCGGTTATAAGAACGGAGAGACTGAGATTCAGTCGATTCGATTCGATTCTCGGATGTATTCGGCGGAAGCCGCTCGCGAATGGCTGCGGGAGAACAACTGGGAAGTTTTAAAGTTTGAGGAAGCCATTGAGGAAAAGGCAATGGATACAGAAAAGCGCGCAGAACCTGGTGAATTATCGGTCGGCGATTTTGTCGAGTGGGATTCATCTGGCGGTATGGCTCGAGGTAAGATCGAGCGCATCGAGACTGATGGCGAGATCGATGTTCCGAACACTGATTTCACTGTCACCGGCACAGAGGATGACCCGGCGGCGTTGATACGTATCTATGACAGCGAGGGCAGCGAGAGCGATGTCCTGGTCGGTCACAAGTTCTCGACTTTGACAAAAATCGATCCGATCCGCGGTGCTCACGATGACGAGCGTCATATAGTAAACGTCACCGAAACCGAATCGAGCGTCATTGTCGAATTCGAAAAGCATGAAAGCGACTCGGACGAAGAGCGCAAGGGGGTTGCCCAGGTAACCCACCGGGCGATGGAAATGGATGCCAGGGCGGTCGACGAGGAATCGCGTCGGGTTCGCATGGCGGTCAGCTCCGAAGAGCCCGTGCAGCGCTCTTTCGGCATGGAAGTATTGGAACACTCAGAGGAAGCCATCGATCTGAGCTTTCTCAACAGCGGTCGCGCTCCGCTGCTCTTGGATCACGATCCAGAGCGACAAATTGGCGTAGTTGAATCTGTCGAACTCGACGGCTCGGCTCGGCGGCTCCGGGCGACGGTGCGTTTTGGGAAAGGCGCATTGGCTAGAGAGGCTTTCGACGATGTGGTGGATGGAATCAAGGCTAACGTGTCCATTGGTTACGCCATCAACAAGCTGGAGCGCAAGGATAAAGAGACATATGTCGCTAAATCCTGGCGTCCCGTAGAGGCATCGCTCGTATCAATCCCGGCTGATTCATCGGTCGGAGTAGGGCGCTCTGCTTCATCAAACCCCGTGATCAAAACTGACTTTAAGGAGACATTACCCATGTCAGAATCTATTGATATCGCGGCAGTCGAAGCAGATGCTCGGAAAGCCGCCCAAAAGAACGCCGCTCAAATTGTTGAGTTAGGCGCACGTCACAACAAATCGGATCTCGCGCAGCGCGCGATCTCGGAAGGCAAGTCGATCGAAGAATTTCGCGGCGAGCTGCTCGAGGTGATCGGATCTGATCGTGCATTGGAAAGCCAGGATATTGGCATGAACAAAAAAGAAACCGAGCGTTTCTCTCTTGTTCGCGCTGTCAATGCTCTCGCAAACCCAACCGATCGACGAGCTCAGGAAGCCGCTGCATTCGAATTCGAGTGCTCTCGTGCTGCCGCTGATCAGTATGGCAAAACCGCCCAGGGCATCATGCTCCCGGCTGAGGTTATGCGAAACTGGAAGCGCGACCTGAACTCTGCTGATGAGTTCGAGTTGTTCACCGATGATTTTCGTGGCGGTGAGTTTATCGATGTCCTTCGCAATGCATCATCAGTGATGCAGGCCGGCGCTCGTATGCTTGGCGGTCTTTCTGGCGATGTAAAAATCCCACGTAAAGATTCGGCAGCGGTTGCGGGTTGGATTGCTACCGAAGGCGGTGCATCTAGCGAGTCAGAAATGACTGTCGGACAAGTCTCGATGACTCCCAAGACACTCGGCGCTCACACTGATGTGACCCGTCAACTCTTGATCCAATCATCATTGGATGTCGAGGCGCTAATGCGTGATGACCTGGCGCAGTCAATCGCTCTGGCGATCGACCTGGCTGGTCTCGAGGGCTCTGGTTCAAGCGGTCAGCCTACTGGTATTTTGAATACCTCGGGCGTGAACACCGTGACAGCATTCGCAGCTGCTAACCCAACATTCGCAGAGGTGGTAACACTCGAGACGGCTGTTGCGGAAGATAATGCTCTGATGGGTAGCCTGGCATATATCATGCCTGCGGCTATGCATGGCGCGTTAAAGACGACTGAAAAGGCGTCGGGCACTGCTCAGTTTGTTGTCGAGCCTGGTGGCACTGTCAACGGCTATCGTGCAATCGTTTCTAACCAGGGCACCGCCGGTAACCTGTACTTTGGAAACTTCAACGATCTGTTGATCGGTATGTTTGGCGGCCTCGATATTGTTGTCGATCCGTACACAAACAGCACCAGCGGCACCGTTCGCGTTGTTGCATTGCAGTCTGTCGACGTAGCAGTACGTCACGCTGTTAGTTTCGCATTCGGTAACGACGGCGCATAAATGGCCTTCCCCGTCCCTTCGGGGACGGGTTTTTTTTAGGTGAAATATGAAATATCTGGTATTAAAGGGCACAGTGATCGGTGGCAGCGCAACCCAGGCGGGCGATGTTGTTGAGGTTCCTGAGTCAGAAGTGAAAGCGCTGTTAGCCATGAAGCGCATCGCCGAGGTGGCTGAAAAGCCGACGGCGACAACGAATCGCGCGGTCGGCCTGGATGATGACACCAAGCCAAAAAAGCGCGGCAGGCCGAAAAAGAAGGCTGATTGATGGCTGTTGAGACCGCTGACGAGCGCGCGATATTCCTGGCTGATTTCGGGGTGGCTTGTTCCTATACCCCATCAGGCGGGACCGCGACCGATATCACGGTTATTTTTGACAATGAGTTCATCGATGTCGACACGACCGGCACGGTGACATTCGCGATGCAGCAGCCCAAGGTGCTCTGTCGCGATGGCGAGGTGAGTAATATCGCCGAGGGTGATCAGATGGTGATCGCTGGGGTAACTTATATTGTGCGCGTGGTGATGCCTGATGGGACGGGCATGACTGAAGTGATGCTAGAGGCGCAGTGATGGCGCACGTTAGAAAGTTAATTCGCGACAATATAACCACCGCGCTGACTGGTTTGACGACGACAGGCACCAATGTCTATCAAACACGCGTTTATCCCCTGGCGGAGAATAAACTGCCAGGAATCGCGATTTATACGAAGTCAGAGGATGTCGAATATCAAACGATAACGACTCCCAGGGCTCAGGAGCGCGTTTTATTGGTTGCAGTCGAGGCTTATGTGAAGGCGCTCGCAAATTATGACGACACGCTCGACACTATTGCAGAAGAAGTCGAGGCTGCTTTATATACAGATTTAACTCGCGGCGGATACGCAAAAGATACGCGAGTGATATCATTCGATTCGCAGTTTTCGGGTGATGCTGATCAGCCGGTGGCATATGCTACATTCACGGTCGAGGTTGACTATTTCACGGCTGAAAACGATGCGGGGACAGCTATATGATAGTGATGAAATATGGTGACACGACGATCAGGGTGCAACCCGAGAAAGTCGACGAGATGTTGCGAAAAGGTTGGGAGCTGGTTGAGTCCCAGGGTGAGCCCGTCAAGGCGAAAAAGGCGAGAGCTAAAAAGCCGGCGGCAGAACCCGAAGCAGAAGTTACAAACGATCAAGATTCCGGGGAGGAATAAAACATGGCAATCCACAAAGGATCCGAGGGAACTGTTAAGGTTGGTTCGAACACCATCGCCAATATTCGTTCCTACTCAATCGAGGAGTCGGCAGACACTCTCGAGCAGACAACAATGGGCGCGACCAGCCGGGCATTCGTTGCAAGCCTGACAACATTCACCGGGTCGGTGGATGTCTACTGGGATGAAACTGACACCACAGGCCAGGGCGCTCTCACGAGCGGCGCCGAGGTGACTCTGAATTTTTATCCAGAAGGCGATGCAGCTGGTGATACTTATTACACTGGAACGGCTATCGTTACCGGCGTGACTCGATCAGCTGCTTTCGATGGCAACATCGAGGCATCGATCACCGTCCAGGGTGATGGCGCACTGCTTGAAACGACGGTTTGAAAATGAGTGTCCTGGATAAGGCGAAGGGGCACTACAAAACCCTATTAAGCGCCGAACCAGTCAAGATTGAGATCCCCGAGTGGGAGACGACGGCATATGCAAAGCCTGGCATCAATCTAGCTCAGATGGGCGAAATTCTCGAGCTGAGTCAGAACGGTAAGACAGCCGAAGCGATGGCGATGACATTGATCTATCGCCTGATCGATGAGGATGGCAAACCTATTTTCCGAAAGGCCGAGAAAACCGAGCTAATGCGTCACGTCGATCCCGATGTCCTGGCGCGTGTTGTTGGAGAGATTAGCTCGAACGATCCGGACGAGGATGAAGTCTCGGGAAACTGAGAGCCGACAATGACTTGCAGTTCCGTTATTACCTGGCGGAAACCCTCTGCAAAACAGTCGGAGAAATCGAAAGGATGGATATTAGGGAATATCTAGGCTGGATAGCGTGGTTTAAGTTAAAGGAATCGAACAGATGAGCCGAATGAACGCGCAGATCGATATCACAGCCAAGAACAAAACGCAGAAGGCGTTTGATTCTGTTAATCGAAATCTGACCAATATGCGGCGCGCCACCAATAAAACGGTCGGGCGTGTCGCTAAAATTGGAACGGCGTTTGTCGCTGCGGGTGCGGCGGCGACCGCTGCGATGGTCAAAATGCGAATGCAGGCCATCGATAACCTTGCCAAAACCGCTGATAAACTCGGCGTCACCACCGAAGCGCTCGCCGGGTTCAGACACGCAGCCGAGCTCTCTGGAGTCTCTACCCAGGTATTCGATAAAGCGCTCCAGAATATGGGCGTGCAGATAGCGAATGCAGCCCAGGGCACTGGCATCGCTACTCGCGCGCTTGATGAACTGGGACTAAACGCCCAGGCGCTGACAAAACTACCGCTCGATCAGCAAATGAGGGAAGTCGCGAAAGCGATGGAGAGCGTCGAGGATCACTCGACTCGAACCCGAATCGCATATGAGCTGTTTGGCGCGCGCGGTGTTGGCGTGCTGAACATGATGAAGGGCGGCGCCGATGCAATGGATGCGATGGCCCAGGAAGCGGAAACGTTAGGTATTGCGCTCGACAGGGTCGACGCTGCTCAGATCGAGGCTGCGAACGACAACGTGACTCGAGCGAAAAGCGTTTTCGAGGGCTTCGCGAATCAGATCACCGTCGCATTATCCCCGGCAATTTCTGAGCTGGCGGCAAATTTCTATCAGACCGCTCTCGATACGAACGAGATGGGCAACGTCGGCGACAGAGTCGCTAAATTAATGGTGAAGGGATTCGGGTTTGTTGCCGATGGCATTCTCGGCCTCAAATTACTGGTTAAGGGAATACAACTCGCATTCGCCAGGCTCACGGCGCTGTTATTGCAGGGATTCTCAAAAATCGGTGAGGCTGTCGATTTTATTATTCGGCAATACAACAAAGTCGCTGCTTTTTTTGGTCGGCCTACACTGGCGGCTAGTGTCTCCAAAAATTTCGAGATGATGGCGCAGTCGTTCAGCAGTGTCGGCGATGATATCCAGCAGCAAATATCTGACGCTTTGAATGCTCCGCTGCCGAGCGAGCGGATCAATGAGTGGTATGACAACGTACAAATGAGGGCCCGAAAAACTGCCGAGGTCGTCGCAGCTAATGCGCCTGGTGTTGTCGCTGCCGAAGCAAGTGCAGCGGCTGCGCCGGTGGATGTCACCGATACCGACCCGGTCACAAAAGCGCGGATGGAAGGCGAGCAAAAGCTAAAGGAATTCACGCGCAAGTCGACAATGGAGCAGACTCAGATCGTGCTCGGCGGATTAGATCAACAGCTCGCAGGCATCGCCAAACACAACAAAGCCGCGTTCGCCTTGCAGAAGGGCGTGCAGATCGCCCAGGCGGTCATGAATACCTACACGGGCGCGACTAAAGCGCTAGCATCATTCCCACCACCGATCAATTTCGCGATGGCTGCTGCGGTAGTTGCGAGCGGCCTGGCGCAAGTGGCATCGATTCGCGCACAAAGTTTCGAGGGCGGTGGTTTTACTGGTTTCGGTGCTCGGTCTGGCGGTGTCGATGGTAAGGGGGGATTCCCGGCGATACTGCACCCCAACGAAACAGTAATCGATCACACTAAATCACCGCGCGGAAAGCAGGACGACGAGAAGGTTCGCAATCAAAGCGAGGTGATCGTTCATCAAACGATAAACGTCACGACGGGCATACAATCGACTGTGAGAGCTGAAATCGCGAATATGCTCCCTGCTATTACCGAAGCGGCAAAAGCCGCTGTGGCGGATTCTAGGATGCGTGGAGGCGGCTTCTCGGCTGCAATGGGGACATAATGGCTGCTTTTCCAAATGTAGGCTTTGAAAAGATGACGATGCGCCTTAAATCGGCGACATCCATCACCACCTCGCCTTTCACTTATGATCAACAGGTTTTCCAGCACCAGGGCGTGCGCTGGGAAGCCGAGGTTACACTGCCACCCTTAAAGCAGAGCCAGGCGAAAGAGGTTGAGGCTTTTTTCGCTGCGCTGCGAGGCCAGGCGAACACGTTCACGATGGGAAATCCTATCCATAGCCAGTCGGCGATCGGTACGATTACGAGCGGCACAAAAAACGCGACAACAGTCACCGGGACTCTAGGTGGCGCTGAGGTTGGCGACTATTTCGAGGTCGGTGGCAGTCTCTACATCATCACTGCGATCGATTCGTCGACGTTCGATATTATGCCGCCGCTGCGAACTGCGATCTCGGCATCGACGTCACTTGATTTCACGCTGCCGAAAGGAACCTGGCGCCTGGCATCGAATGATATCGAGTGGGATATCGATAAGGCGAGTTTTTATTCTTTCACGTTCGCGTGCGTTGAGGCGATATGACTCGCGGCCTGGTCACTGATATTGCGAACGCTGTTTCGTCGGATGTCGTTCGCCCGGTCGTTTTTGTGCAATGCGCGTTTGACTCTGGCGCTCTCAATCTATGGAGCGGCCTGGGTGACCTGACTGCCGATAGCGTCGATTATGTTGGCGCTGGCACGTTACTCAGCATCGGCAGCATCAAGGAAAGCGCGGAGCTCCAGGCTAATGGGGTTTCTGTCACATTGTCGGGCGTTACTGAGCCGCTATTGTCGAAGGCTCGAGATGAGAACTATCAGGGGCGATCGCTCAAAATTTTGCTCGGCGTGATGGATTCGACAAATACATTGATCGACAACCCGTTTGTTATTTTCTCGGGCTTTATGGATACGATGACGATCCAGGACGGCGAGGAAACGGCGACGATTCGAGTCACGGTAGAAAATCGCCTGGTCGAGTTCGAGCGCTCACGACAGCGCCGCTATACCGCGGAAGATCAAAAAATCGATTACCCCACCGATAAAGGGCTCGAGTTCGTTGCCGAGATAGCAGAGAAAGAGATCGTTTGGGGTAGATCCCAGGCTACCCCGCAAACACCGCCCGGCGGTGATGGGGATTACGATGAAAGCGACAGACATCACGACTAGCGAGAGGCCATCATGAAATTTTCTCATGAAAATCTCGCTAATGTTAAACAGGATATATTGCCGCTGCTCGATGAGCATTGGCGGGAAATCGCTCTCAACCAGGACGTTATAAAGCTAAATCCTGACTGGGAAGCCTACGCTGCGCTCGATGCCGCTGGTCGGCTGCGCGTTTACACTGCTCGAGAGAATGGCGAGCTGCTCGGCTATTTTGTTCTGATTGTGGCGCCTTCCCTACATTACAAGGATCATATTTTCGCGAACAACGACATCATATTTTTGCGTGCTGACGTGCGCGAGGGATTCACTGGGATTAAGCTGATAAAATATGCGGTCGAGTGTTTAGAACGCGAAGGCGTTCGACAGATCAACATTAATACGAAAGTGCATCAGCCGTTCGATAAAATCCTGGAGCGCCAGGGCTTTGAGAATATCGAGCGCGTATATTCGAAGTGTATGAGGTGATTTTGTGGCAATTAGCGCCGTAGTCGGATTAGTAACAGCGGTCGGTGCATCGATTGCGGTTCCGCTTGTATTCGGTGCTGCATATAGCATCACCGCGCTGGGGTTTGCTACTGCATTCGCCGTCGGCGCCGGCGTCTCTGCAATATCAAAAGCGCTAGTGCCGAAACCTGACCTCGGCGCACAAATGCGCGGCACTACAGTCACCGCCCGCGACCCGGCGGGTCCCAGGAAAATTATTTATGGTGAGATGAGGGTCGGCGGGAATGTCGTGTTCATGCATCACTCTGGCACGGATAATGCTTACCTGCACCTGGTGGTGGCGTTCGCGACTCATGAGATCGAGTCTTATGAGGAAATTTGGTTTAACGACAATAAGATATGGGACGGCGGTTCATTCCAGGGCGATTGGGGCACCTATGTCACAGTCGATGTCACGAAGAAGGGAACCGCAACACAAACGGCCTCGAGCGGCCTGGTGAGCGATGTCACGGCCTGGACTAGCGATCACAAGCTATCAGGCATTGCATATATCGTATTCAAGCTAGAATGGAACCAGGACAAATTCCCCCAGGGCGTGCCCAATATCACGGCGCTGATTAAGGGTCGCAAGGTTTACGATCCGCGCACCTCGACGACAGCGTTTAGTAAAAACCCGGCATTGTGCGTGCGTGATTATTTGCTCGATACGAAATACGGCCTGGGCGAGGATGCAGCGAACATTGATAACGATGCAGTGATCGCTGCGGCGAATATATGCGACACGACTGGTGACTACTCTGACGCTTCCCAGGCGCGATATGAGTGCAATGGCTTGCTGCTCACGACTAATCAGCTCAAATCTAACATCGAGCAGCTGCTCTCGAGCATGGGCGGTCGGCTCACTTACTCCGGCGGAAAATTCTACATTCAAGCCGCTGGCTATACGGCGCCGACGTTCTCATTCGATGAATCGAGTGTCATCAGTGAGATCAAAACGCAAACCAAGCAATCCAGGCGCACAATCTATAACGGCGTGAAGGGCACGTTCGTCTCCGAGGAAAAAAACTACAAGGTGATGGACTACCCGGCGCAGATACTCAAGACGACCGCCGGCAGTTTCGTCACTGGCACTAAATATAAAATTCTGTTTGTCGGCACGACTGATTTTACTGCGATCGGAGCCGCTGCGAACGATGTCGGCGTCGAGTTCACTGCGACGGGTGCCGGCAGCGGTACAGGTACAGCATCAAAAACAATCATCGAGGATGGCGCTGAGATATATCTCGATATGCCGCTGCCGTTTGTAACAAACAACAAGCAGGCGCAGCGAATCGCCAAAATCGCAATGCTGAAATCTCGCCAGCAAGTGAACCTGGCGATGACAGTCAATATGTCAGCATTGAAAATCAAGGTCGGCGACACTGTGAACATCACGAATGCGCGCCTGGGGTACTCCGATAAAATATTCGAGGTCATCGATTACGATTTCGCCATGAAGCCTGGCGGGGAATGTGGCGTTAATCTGAATCTGATCGAGACCGCATCATCGATTTATGATTGGACAACCGCGGACGAAGAGGATTTTCTCGCTGGTGGAGAGCTCACGCTATACGACGGGCGCACGGTCGACGATGTCACCGGGCTCACATTAACTGAGGATTCGCTGCTCGGTCCCGATGGCACGCTAAAGTCGTCTGTAATTCTAAATTGGACAGCGCCCGATGATGCTTTCATCGATTTTTATAAAATCCGATATAACGAAAACGGAACGACAAACTATTTCGAGATCGAGACTCGAGAGACGAATCTCGCGATTCAGAACCTCGATCGAACCGGCGGCAAAACCTATGATTTCCGCGTTCAAGTTCAGAATCTGCTCGGCGTTACTAGCTCGGGCGCCACATTAAGCAATCAGGCGCTAGGCGGTGACACGACGGCGCCTGATCCCGTTACTAATGTAAACATCGAAACCGGGCTCAAATACACGGTCACTGTTACCTGGGATAACCCATCAAACGCAGACCTGGCTTATATTCAGATCTATACCGATCCCAATGGATTAACGAAGCCAGCCGATCCGATCGCAAAGGTAAACGGCACCGAGTATGTCTACGTGCCCAGGTCAAAAGCCGAATACAGTACGCGCCGATACTTTTGGCTCGAGGCTGTCGATTTTGCCGGCAATGTATCGACAACATCGGGGCCACATAATGAGGTTATATTGGTTCCGAAATCTGACGAGATCGATGGCGATGTCTCGGAGATTGCAGGCGTTGGGATCGTCACCTTCCCAGCTCATACGGTGACCAGTAGTGCGACAACATTCGGCGAATTCACCGTCCCGGCGCCCGAGGACGGCGTGAAAAAATATGGCAGCCTGAGCGGCAATTTAAAATATACAGTCGACGCCTCGGTCGATACGTGTCTGCTAGTGCTCGACGTGCAGCGAGAGAGCAAGGGTGTCACGAGTGGCACTGAGATCGGCGCTATCGTAGCAAGCGGGACGATCACTCAATACTATTATTATGTCGAGGTTAGCGGCAATCACGTTAAAGAGATCGATGGCTATGGCGGTATTGCCACGACCCAAACCAGCCCGAGCACTATCGAGAAACCGCTGTCGGTTGAGTACCAGGTCGCAACCGATCGAACAAGAGTCGTATACACCAGTCTCACGCAAAGCATCACGACGGGCACGCTTTACTATAACCCCGACCGATGGACATCATCAGGGAGTTATTTGAGCGACGGAGCAGGGCCTTATAGGCCAATGATCCCGACTTTAGGCGCTGCCACGACGGTGACAATGCCTGTCAATTTACCATTAGCAAAAAGCGACGACGATGAGACTTATCGCGTGCGCGTCAATCACCTATTGAAAAGCAGCGGCACGCTCGGGTTAAATCAGCTAACAGCTCAGGTTTTTCTAATTGCGTGAGGTTAATATGAGTATTGTGGCTGGATATACCCGACTAACTGACGACGAGAATATTCCCCTGGGAACCTATAACAGCGTAGGCGCAGCCGAGGACGCGATCGAGGCTCACACCTCGGATGACGTCGCGACCTATTGGCTGGCGTCATTCATTCATGATGACACCGGGCTGCCGGAGATTTTTGCGTTTATTGATCCCTAGTCGATGATATAATCGGCGCAACTGAGGAGGATTTTCGCATGGCAAACCCATTCATTTATGAGAACGCCCCTAATCAGTCTGGCTTAGTGATTGACATGGTTGAAGTCACTGCGAGCGATAGCACTGATAATGTCGGCAGCGGCAACATTGCAATCGGCTTGTATATTGAGGCAGGCGGTGATGTTGTGTTCTTAAACAAGGACGGCAACGAGCGCACTGTGACTGTTCCAGACTTCCACACTCTGACTTGTTCAGTAAAGCGTGTTAAGTCTACTGGAACCACAGCAACTGGCATTCACGCACTGGTAGTCTAAGACATGGCAACGATAACTCACAAACAGGGCGACACGCTTGAGTGGGTTATTTCGCTCACTGAGGGCGGCTCTGCCGTGGATATCTCTAACTGGAGTATCCGAGCGCAGATTCGTCAGAACGACACGCTGATTGCGACATTGACCGTGACTGTCACTAACGCGAGTGGCGGTGTGTTTAGTTTAACAGCATCGAAGACGGCGACAGATAGCTGGGCTGCTGGGACGCATTCCTGCGACATTGAGTTTACTGATGACAATACCGAAGTGTTTTCTACAGAGACTTTCTCAGTGACGATCATCGAGGATATCTCGCATGATTAGCATCACGTCGCCAACACGTACAGCGTATTCCATATCTATCGAACAAGGGCAGACAGTTTCGGGCACTCTGTCGTTCTCTTCTCGCACAGTCAGCATTGTTCCTAAAGGCGGCGAGACTGTTAGCCTGGTAGAAGCAGTAACAGTCGATGGTGCTATACAGAATCAGCCCAAGGAGTCTAACTAATGGCTGTCAATATCGGTATTAACATTCAGCGAAGTCCTAACCGTATCAATCAGGAGCTTCGAGACGCTGCTGTATTGGGCAAGTTCCCCAAGCTATTCCTAGACTTCAAAGATGAGTATTACCTAGCCAATGGCGGCAGTAAGACATTCGCTAATGCAGTCACCCACGCCCGAGCTGGCAATGCCACTATGACGGACGGCTATGGGCCTGAGCTTATTGTCAATGGCTCTTATAGTGATGGAACTACGGGCTGGACAGCTAACGAAGGCTTTACTGTTAATAATGGCGTGGCAACGGTTACGACTACAAGCGGAACTGTAGCGGCAAAAATTCAGCAGTCATTCGCAACTGAAGTCGGCAAAACTTATATTTTGACGCTTAATCTAATCGCTCGCGTTCCGTCGTTTAAGACATCCATCAATAGTTCAGGGTTCACAAATTCTGGTGATCTATACGCGGAAAACAATAATGTTTTAGGAAGGCAGTCTGTTGTCTTTACGGCAACAACAACAACGACATATTTAGTGCTAATTGCCAATACCACCACGGCAGGTAAGTCAGTTAGCTTCGACAACGTAAGCGTCCGAGAGATGCCTGTTATTAAATGGGCACCGCATAATCTGCTGAGTTGCTCTGAAGATTTTACAAACGGGGCTTACAATAAAGCTGGCGCTGGCGTTACAGCAGATCAAGCTACTGCACCTGATGGGACTACCACCGCAGACTTGCTAACATCATCTGACACAACAGCACAGCACCAAATACAAGCGCCGACTGTTTCTTTTGTTAGCGGCCAAAAATATACTAACACTTGGTTTGTAAAAAGCGGAACACATGACTATGTGCAGGTTTTGTTTTTTACCGCAGGTTTTGGCTCTAATGCTTACGCAAATTTTGATCTATCAACTGGGGCAACAGGTACAGTAGGCAGTTCTGCAACTGCGTCTATTACTGATATAGGCGGCGGCTTTTATAAACTTGAAGTAACAGCAGATGCTACAACAACAGCCACAACTAGAACGGCCTTAAATTTTATTACGTCTAGTACAGCATCAAGAAATGAGAGCTGGGACGCAGACGGCACTGAGACAGTTTACATCTGGGGCGCACACCTCTACCGCTCTGACTTAGGCGGCATGGTAGACAACCCTGAGCGTGGAGACTCATACGTTCCTACAGCTTTGCGTCCTTTTGGCCCTAACCTGATTTCTAACGGAACCTTCGACACGGATACCACGGGCTGGGCAGGGTTGCTAGGCGCGTCACTTAGTGTTGTAAACGGTGCTTTGCGTGTTGCTGAAGATGGTAATGACGCAAGTACAGCGAGAGCGTATCAGTCATTCTCTACGGTGGTAGGAAAGCCATATGAAGTTAAAGTTGACTACGTTGGCGGCACAGGCGGATCAGGTGAAGTTTATATAAACAACAATACAAACTTCGGTGGCGCTCTTGTCTCTGATTCTTCGATAGTTGCTGGCACAACTGCTACGCTTTCGTTTGTGGCTACAGCAACAACAACCTACATATTGTTAGGTGCTGGCCCTGCTTCTGAGTATAACGACTACGACAACATCAGTGTCCGCGAATCATCAGTAAATCCATCAGCCGCACGTTACCTCCCGCGCATAGGCCACCACGTCTACAACGGCTCTGCATGGGTTAACGAGGGCGTACTGGCTGAGTCTGAGTCTAGGACTAATGCGCTTACATACTCTAATGAACTAACAAATGCGGCGTGGATTAAGAGTGTAAGCATTGCAGAGGTAGATGATAAGTACGGTTTTACTCTCTTTCGGACATATCAGGCTGGAACGGGTAGCTTCACCAACATACAGCAAGCTGGGCCGACAGTTCCTAATGATGGTTATGTCACGTTGTCGGCATACGTAAAAGGGGGTACATCTCCACAAACGGCAATAAGGATTCAAGAAACAGCTAATACGGAGCGTTGCACACAGCCTATCAACTGGACTAACGGCGTTCCTTCTTTTGACACTGTAAGCAACACAACCGATTTACAGTTATACAATAGAACCATTCAAGATGTAGGTGACGGACTATATCGCGTCTCAATCACGGCACAGAACACAACAGGCGCGTCAATTGGCACTGTCATGTACCACTATAATCAATGGAATGGAACATCAAACAGTCCAGACTCTTATGTAGGAGCAATGCAAGCCGAGCTTGGCGCAACACCTTCTAGCTTCATTCCTACGATTGGCTCTACGGTAACCAGAGCGGCTGAGACATTCACTATCCCATCAGCTAACCTACCGTGGCCTGAGCCGCAGTACATTGGTGACAATGCAGTTACAAATGGGACGTTTGATACGGACAGCGATTGGACTAAGGGGGCTGGTTGGACGATCAGTGGTGGTGTTGCTTCGATTGTTAATCCCGCCACCTCTAGTACATATATTCAGCAAGCCCTGCCGTCGATAACGCAAGGTGCTGTTTACGAGGTATCAGTAGACATAGCTAGTTTGGGTACTGGAGTTTTAGAAGTAAGACTTGGCTCAAACGCTACTGACGGTGGTGTTCTTGATTTTGCAAGTACAGGCACACAACTAAAAGCGGTTGGTAGTTGGACAGGTAACGGGACTACATTGTTTATTCGTGGAACCAGCACGTCTGGAACGTACACTTTCGACAATATCAGCGTCCGCGAGGTTAACCCACTGGCTGTCTCTATCGGCATGGAAGGCAGGATTACTTATGCTGATAATGGTACTTATGATGAAGCTACTTTTGTTCGGTGGCGAGCTGATGCAGATAACTACATCGAAACAGATTTAAGTACAAACTCTACAGATACAGGCAGGTTTTTCTTTAAGCAAGAAGAAGGAACCGTCTACGATTTTGTTTCATCAGCAACAACTTTGTATTCGCCTGATGTTTTGGTGCCGTTTAATTTTGCTCAAAGGAATGGATCGACGTTTGTCAACGGCGCGGCAGACGGCGTAGCACTAACAGCCGACACAACCCCTACGGCTCTCCCTGATCTCTCTAGCACTGACTTAAATCTAGCCTATGGCTACATGGGCACCATCTCAGAATTCAGAGTATGGGACAAAGACATCACCGATGACGGGCTTGTCGAAGCTACTAACCCTGAATTAGAGCCATCCCTGTCGTTAGAATTCTCAGGCAGCGGTACAAACAGCTACGTTATTAATGACTGGAGTGAGTAATGGGAACAAAGACGTATAACAACTACCAGGATTTAATTACATTCAGTCGAGCCTCTGGAGGCCATGCGCTTCGCCCTGTTAGCTATGGGACTGAGCTTGTAACGAATGGAGATTTCGCGACAGACAGTGATTGGACGAAACAAATAGGCTGGACTATTAGCGGTGGTAGTGCCTCATGCGATGGGAGTGGCACAGGTAATTCTTATATACAGCAAGAAATTTTAGGCGCAAGAAGAGACGGAACAGTTTATTTAATAGAGTTCGATGTTATCGCCAAAACTGGAGGCAGTGACATTCTTGTGTTTTTTGGGAGTGGATCAAGCTCATCAATAAGCGATGGAAACAGCACTGGCAGAAAAAGTGTTGCTCGTTTGTTAGAAGGAACTAATGATCGTCTTTATATAGGCTGTCCCAGCGGTAACACTCTTACCATCGACAACGTATCCGTCAAAGAAGTCACCTTTGATGAAGTAGGCGGACGACTAACCCTATTCGAGCATCCAGATAATATCCCGCGCATCGAGTATGCCCTGAACGATAGTAAAGAGCGTTTTGAAAACATTGACGATCAGATATTGAAAGCAGCAGTAGGCACAGAGCCACAAGCCACAGAATTTGATGTCCTAGTAGGTGGCCGCAAAATTGGCGACATTACAAACAACGGTGATGTTAGCGCGTTTGATGCGAGTCAATACCTTGGTTGGCTTTCTGGGAGCCTAACTAATCAAACCTACATTGATTACATTGAAGACGTTCTGAATCCCTACATTGAAGCTAATCTTGATAAGTACATTCTGCCATATCCCGAGGGTGTAGATAGGCTAGGTTTGCTGGTGGAGGAATCTAGGACTAATAGCGTTACTTACAGCGAAGACTTTACACAATGGAATTTAAGTGCAAACGCAACGAGAACATTTGTAAGTGACGTTTCAGCACCTAACGGCGTTCAAGGCGTTTATAAGCTGGCTTCGGACGGTGGTGCTAATCCCTATGTTTACTTGACAAGCGTTGGCGTTAACGGACAGCACAAGTCAATTTGGGCTAGAACTGTGTCTGGCGCAGGTAGTGTTGCCCTAATGTCCCATCATTCCGTATCAGCGGCAGAGTTCAATTTAACAGAAAAATGGCAAAGGTTTGACATTGCTGTTGATGTATCAGAAGTAGGTGGCGGAAATTTTTACGCTGTCGATTTTCGGGCTGGTGACTTAACAGAAATTTACGTTTGGGGCGCTCAACTCGAAACAGGTGCATTCCCCACAAGCTACATCAAGACTACAGGAAGCTCAGCAACACGCTCTGCCGATGTAGCTACTCTTAACACGAGCGAATTTGGATTTAATGCTAAAAATTTTACGATTCTTTGCGAGTGGGACACCAATATTCCCGCCCCTGTTCAATGGCCTACATATACAAAGATATTTAGCATTAGTGATGCAGACGGCACAGAAAATGTATCTATTGTTGGTAGTCAAGGGTATGCCTCTGTTTACGGCGCAGTTTATACAGATGGTATACACGAGGTAACCTATTCTGCATTTCAAACAGACGGCAATTTAGAAAAAACAGCCTTTAGAGTCGGTACGGATACTTTTTTGATGGCAAATGATGGAACGCTATTAACAGAAGACACGAGCGTTAATATGCCTACTTTGATAGATCGTATGGGTATTGGCTTAAATGGCGGGAACCTAACTCAACACCTTAATGGCTATGTAAAATCCATCAAATACTACCCACGTCGCCTGACTGACGCACAACTACAGGAAATCACATCATGACAGACGAAGTAATCGAGGAAGTAATCGAAGACGCACCGAAGGTAGACTACTACCTCAAGCTAACTAGCGAAAGTGAGATGCCGACTGTGCTGGCTGACTTCTATCAGCAGGACTACGTGACTAATGTGGACGAGGAAGGCGTAGAAACGTCTGTGGCGGACGGCGATCCCTACCTAGTAACACACAGCCATGACTACGCTATCGATGTCGTAGGGACAATCTACGAGCCTACAGGGGAAACTCTGACAGACGACGAGGGTGTGGCTTATCCAGAGATGGCACCTGCCGACGGTTGGCACGTTAACATCCGTCTCGTAGGCGATGCTATGCGCGAGACTGTCGAAGCTCTCGATGCATCCCACGGCGTAACCCCTAATTCACCTAGTAGAGTATGGCTTTGAGAGATGGACATTGCACAAGAAGCACTGCTAAAGATAGAGGCGCACGAGAAGGAATGTAGCATTCGGTACGAGGCCATTCAGCGGCAGCTCGACCAGGCGAACGCGCGCTTTGATCGACTCGAGAAACTCATGCTCCAGGGTTTCGGCATGATGGGCGGCCTGATTGCCGTAGCTATGGCAGTGCTAGAGTTCGCGAGATAGTCGTGGATATCAATGATTCGACCGATGTCACCATCCCGATCCGAAACCTGATCGCAATGGTAGCAGGAACGTCGATCGCGACGATGGCATATTTTGGTATCCAGGAGCGGCTGAACACGCTCGAGCATTCGCTCGACAAATCTCAAATGGAAATCGAGCGGAACACCGAATTCCGCATTCTATGGCCTCGTGGCGAGCTGGGCTCTCTCCCGGCGGATGCACGCCAGGATATGCTGATCGAAGGATTGCAGATCGACGTCGTTGGATTGCGACAGATCCAGGAAGAAGTTCACGAGCTCACGATCCGGATCGGCACTATTGAATCACTCTATCACCAGGATACCAATCAATGAGTTTCGACAAAATTAAAGGCGTTATCGGTGGGCTGGCGCCTACCCTGGGAGCCGCTCTTGGCGGGCCCGTGGGCGGCGCTGCCGCGACTATGCTGGCGGAGGTCTTAGGCTGCGACCCAACCCCGGCAAAAATCGAAAGAGCGCTCCAGCAAGCAACCCCGGAGCAAATAGCAGAAATTAAAAAGGCCGAGTTAAATTTCGAGGCCAGGATGAAGGAACTCGATGTCGACATCTTCGCGTTGGAAACCCAGGACAGACAACACGCACGAGATTCCTTTAAAGAGGACTGGACGGCCCGCGCCATCGCTCTGGTCAGTGTTGCTCTGTTTGGCGCTTATGTCTTTACCGTTACTCTGGAACCACCTGCCGACGATGGGGTGGTGAACCTGGTGCTCGGTTACCTGGGCGGTATTGTGAGCGCGGTCGTGAGTTTCTATTTCGGGAGCAGCCAAAAAGCGAACAAATAGACAAGCGAGATTGATGGCATTTAGGGGGAAAAATGAGCGTCGATTTTAAAGAGCTAACCCGGTGGCTCGAACACCATGAGGGAGTCAAGCTAAAACCTTACTATTGCACCGGCGGCAAACTGACCATCGGTGTCGGTCGGAACCTGGAGGACGTTGGGATCTCGCGCAGCGAGGCTCAGTTCATGCTCGAGAACGATATTATCCGCGTGATGAAGCAGCTCGACGAGATGATTCCAATGTGGCGAGATCAGTCACCTATCCGCCAGCTCGTGTTGCTCGATATGGCGTTTAACCTGGGCGTGTTCGGCCTGAGTAAGTTTCAGAACACGCTCGCGCATATCGAGGCCGGCGAATATGACCTGGCAGCCGATGAGATGCTGCGCTCCCGCTGGGCGGAGCAGGTAGGCGCTCGAGCGACCAACCTGGCGCAGGCTATGAGAACCGGCGCCGCACCGTTCTAATGTTTCAAAGCTACGCCGAGGCCCGAGACAACCGGGCGGCGTATTTCTGCACCGGCAGGCGCTGCAAGCGCGGGCATATTGGCCCCAGGTTTACCGCAAATCGAATGTGCGTGCTCTGCTATCGCGAGAACATGGAATTCATGGACCCGGAGACCAGGCAGCGATACCTCGAGAGATCCAGGCAGCGCGACCGGCTGAGACTGGCGGAACGCCGAGAGCAACAGCGCCGCTACTATCGCAAATGGGCGAAATATAAAGACATAGAACGCAAATCGAGCCCGATACGCCGGCGCCAGGCTCGAGAGGCACGGTTTGATCTGCAAAGTCGCAAACGCTGCGCGACTATCTGTCGAGATGACCCGGCGACCATGCTCTGGATCGATTCGATCTATGAGGAATCTCGAGCGCTTACTCGCCAGACCGGCATCGAGTACACGGTCGATCATATCGTCCCGCTGCGCGGGAAGGATGTTTGCGGATTGCACGTTCCTTGGAACCTCCAGGTGATGACTAAATCGGAGAATTGCTCGAAGGGTAATCGCTGGGCTGAGGATGATGGCATTGCCGACTAGCCACAAAAAAGCCGCCCGAAGGCGGCAACAGTGGGAGAACGCCAGACCTGGCGTCGGAAATCAGGCTTATATCCTATTCTTTATCTTCAATGACTTCAATCGCACCTGGCGGGCTGGCTTGGCCTCGACGACCTTCTCGGGCTGCGCCTTGTAATTGCGGATAGGCCAGTCGACCTGATAGCGAGTCGAGTACCCGGTCGAGGCGTCGCCCATTTTTTTCATGATGGCGAGCTCGCATTCTTCGATCGATGCACTCACGGCGTCCCTGTCGCGCCGCAATCCCTCCAGGCGCTCGATCTCATCGTCCAGGTCGTCCAGGTCGCATTCGGCGTCGGGATCCCTGGGGACGTTCGCTGAGGCGTCCTCAATCGTCACTGGCGGGTAAAACCTCTCGGTCTGTACCCTATCAGCGAAATCCTGGCAGAGCTCTGTAATACGCTTACAGATCGTCTTAGAGCGTTTATAGATAGTGATGCGCCGCTCGATGCTGCGATGCAGCGAGACCAGGATTCCAAATTCGGCGTTTGCTGCCATCATCTGCATATGCAGCTGTATCGGCCCGCGATGCAATGGCGGCATATCGTCGGCGAATGCGCTGGTGCATTTACACTCGACCGGGATTAAGTATTGCAGCGTTATCTGATCGAGCTGGGGCGATGCCTGGTCGAGGTCGAGTATTTGCACGTATTCGCTCGCAAACACCGTCCTAGGCGTGTTCTGAGGGATCATACCGTCCATCGACACTTCGTAGTAAGGCGTGCGCTCGACGAGCGTCATGGCATCGGTGCAGGGTTTCTCGAGGCCCAGGCGTTTGGCAGTGTCCTCGATGAGTACCGACTCGAGCAGATTGCCAACGGCGCCAGGCTCTCCGATGTCGGTCAGCGTCGACTCGCCATGCTTGGCGGCGATACTGCGGCGCAGTTCGTCATTCGGGGTTTGATACGGATGACCGTCGCCATATTCCCAACAGTACAGGGTGCCGATCCGGCTCCCGCTCATTTTTGTTTCGTCGCTAAATTTCCCAACCATTGTGTTCTCTCTCCCATGTTGAATCAAAAAAGTCTCGAATGCTTAGTTGCGAATTAATGATTCGCAGAAAGCGATCGCAGTCGCTCTGATACCAGTGATAATCGATAAATGAAGCGAAGTAATTAGTGGCTTTTTGTTGCAGCTCATAATCATCGCTATCGAACAGCCATCGCAGCGAGCGCTGAAATTTTGGTTTTTCTTGATCAGTCATTTTTAAATCGCTCCAGGATAAGGTTAATTTGCCGCTCGGTCAGAGCGACTCCGCTAGCGCCGGCGTTCAGCACCCAATCCTCGAGCGCTTCCGCTGGCGTGCAATGATTGTCGCCGGCGTACCGCATACATTCCTCGACAATCAGATCCAGGACTCTGGTTTCCGCTGTTTGTTCCATTGCTGCCCCCATAAAAAAAGACCGTCAAACGGTCTTTTCATAGTTCTCAATAAACTGGCGGATCGTGCCGTCGAAACTCTCCGCGTCTCTATTGAAGCGGATAATATCTCGATAGTACAGTTCTCCAGGCAGCGCGCCGCATTCCTGGGCGAGCTCGAGGACGATCCACCAATCGTCGTGGGTGCATTGCGAGATGGTGTGCGCCTGGCGCTCTAAAACCGCGCCGGTGCTGAAGTTGCCCTGGATTACATTGTTCATTGATCTCTCTCCCTTAGTTTTTTTCGATTCCGTAGGAAACGCAGTCGATGACTTCATCCCAAAATTCGGCGGCGCTGCCGGAAAGCCAACCGATCACGATCGACTCGCAACCATTAAACAGCCAGGTGTGGCCTTCGGGCGCATCGACAACGATCGTCTTTTCGCTCCTGGTGATATAGCTCACGCCCCAATCGATCGCGCCGTCGTGCAGGTCGATTATTTTTTCGGCTTTTGCTTTCGAAGTCACTAGTCTGCCTCCCTGGTAAAGGCCGCTTATGCGGCCACTCCGTAAATTGCTTTATAGACTGCCTCGGTTACCGGCAGGCCAGAATTGATGACGGCGAATTTGTCGTCGCTCATGCTGCCTTCTTTCATGATCACCTCATCGCAGCCTGGAAACGTCGCGGCGTCTTCTGTGTTAAACGCAACGATGAACTCGATATCCCAACCGCCCTCACCGGTGATTGGGTGTTTCGTGTAGATCTCGTAGATGTTGAACATTGGCTTTTCTCCCAGGTTAGGGGCCGCTTATGCGGCCTCGCCGTTTCCGTATTGGACAGCGTTGCACTCAGCTATCAGCGTTGCGTATTTCATAGCGTCGTATTGCTTATTAACGCCGACCGCCATGACGTTGGCTAAAACGCTGTTATAGATAGCTCGCGCCGCGTCACGATCAGCCCATCGAATCTCATCAAAAAATCGCTGCATAGGACGATCGCCGACCTTCTTAATCTTGGCGACCGTAACGACGTGACGGTCAGAAAGAGTAACGCCGTCAACATCGTAATCGATAAAAGTCTCACTCTCGAGCTGCTGGCGCATTTCGCTCAGATGGTGCAGCTCCATTAGTTCGTCATAGGTGCGATCTTCGACCTCGTTTGAAAGGTAGTCCATGCGATCGTTTATTACTTTAAGAGTTGCGATTGCTGCTTGATTTGAAAAGTTCATATCCGGTTCCTTTTTTTTTGGTTGCTGGCTCCCTCGAGCCGATGAATACAGTGTATATAAATTTGACACCCATGCAAGGGATAAACGCAAAAAAGTTAAATTTTTTTACAGGCAAAAAAAAGGCCGCTTATGCGACCTTGACCCAATAGCCGTAGACCATTTTTTCGGTGCAGTCCCAGATATCCTGGGCGACACCGTGGTCTACGAAAACAAAATGCTTGGACTGTCGCGCTATCACCTTACCGTAGCGGTAGAGGTCATAGGTGCGAGCCTTGCGGCCATCAAACTGCGGGGCCGGTCTCCAGCGGTAGCCTAGCGTAGACAATGCCGCGTCGTAGTCTTCTTTGTAAATGCCGCTAGAAAGGCGACCGTTGCCGGCCTTGCCGTTCTTTGTGTAGTGGCGCAAAAACTTTTCTGCGGCCTTCCATTCCATGCCCTCAGCGATTGCGAGAGCGCGAACGCCACAATAACCGCTCTCTGCTGATCTATGCTCGAGCTGTCCGCCGTCGTTAAAATTAAATACTTTCATTTTGCTCTCCCAGGTTAGGGGCTGCTTACGCAACCTTTTTCAAAATGCGATCTTGAAGGCGGTCGATCTTTTCCATTTCCTCAAGTGTGAGGTCGTCAGAGTGATCGAATACCCAGCCAGCAGAGCCAGCGACTACATTCTCGAGCTGCTCTTTGCTCATCATGCCAGCGGTGGCAATTACTTCTTCAAGGGTGTCGATCATGCGGCTTGCGTTAATTTTCATTTTTTCGTTCCTTTTGGTTAGTGGCTCTCCCTGAGCCGATGTAGTAACTGTATAAAAATTTGACACCCTTGTCGAGTGTTTTAGGGCGAAAAAGTGAAAAAAAGTAAAAAAAATTTACATTTCCAATTTGCCTGGTGTAAGGTTCAGCAAAACAACCAGGGGGGGTGCTATGACACTCGAAACCATTATCAGCCATTTTGGCGGCATCAGTCAGACCGCTCGAGCGCTCGCAGTGACTCGGCAGACGGTCTATAACTGGCAGAAAGCCGGCGGGATTCCCGAGGCGCGTCGATACCAGGCGATGGCAATCATCGCTGTCGAGAATGAGCGAAAGGCGCAACGGTAAGATGAGCATAAATTCGCGAACGAAAGGAGCCAGCGGTGAGCGCGAGCTGATCCGCGAGATCGAGGAATGGACCGGGATCCGGCTCGAGCGAAACCTGGCGCAATCGTTCGGCGGCGGTCACGACCTGATCGGTCTCGACGATTGGGCGATTGAATGCAAGCGCTATCGATCGATCAGTGACGCCGATAAACGCGCATTCTGGGACCAGGCAGTTCGCCAGGCAAAGCGTGTCGATAAAATGCCGGCGGTCGCGTTTCGAGAGGATCGCCAACCCTGGCGGGTCATGCTTGTTTATCCGATCAACAGAGATTTGTACCCGATCGAGGACTATCGATCGACGTGCGAAATAGGGCTCGAGCTGTTCTGCTCGAAGATCCGGGAGACCTTAGACTGACAAGAGGAAAATCTATCGATGAAACTATCCGACATCACCAAAAATTCGCAGATCAAACCGCCACGGGTGCTGATATTCGGCCCGGCGGGGATCGGCAAAACAACATTCGGCGCAGCAGCTCCGCGACCGATATTCCTGACCATCGAGGACGGTCTGGGCAAAATCGAAGCAAATGCATTCCCGCAGCCGAAAAACTATCTCGAGGCGCGCAGCGCGCTCGATGCGCTGATCAATGAGGATCACGACTACAAAACCCTGGTCGTCGACTCCCTGGATTGGCTCGAGCCGTTAATCTGGGCTCATACGTGCGACCAGAACAAATGGCAGTCGATCGAGGCGCCAGGCTACGGGCGCGGCTATGTCGAGGCGCTCAAGTATTGGCGGGAGTTCCTGGATCGCGTGAATTACCTGCGCGACCATAAGAAAATGGCGACCGTATTGATCTGTCATTCGACCGTGAAACGGTTCGAGGCGCCGGACGCTGAGGCGTTCGATCGGTACGTGCTCAAACTGCAAGCAAAGGCATCGGATCTCGTGGCCGAGCATAGTGACGCCATATTTTTCGCCAACCAGGTCGTGAACACGATCAAAACAGAAGATCGCGGGCGAGTGCGAACTCGAGGCACCGGCAAGGGCGATCGCGTCATGTATACGGAGGAGCGGCCTGCCTGGATAGCGAAAAATCGCTACGGGCTGCCGTCAGAAATGCCGCTCGATTGGAAAACCTTTCAACAACAACTAGCAGGAGATCAGAACAATGTTTAATCCACAGGAAGTGTTAGCGCAGAGCTCATTACCGACCATTCAGGAAGGATGGCAGAGCGCGCGGATTACCGACGTCGTAAGAAGAACCTCGCAGGCGGGCAATGTCTACGTGGAGCTCACGCTCGAGGTCGAGGGTGGTCGCGTTTGGGAGCGCATCAACATTCAACACCCACGGGATAACGTGCGCGACATCGCCCGGCGTATCCTAGCGAATGCCTGCATCGCGTGCGGGGTGAACTCAATCGCTGATGAAAACCAACCTAATGAGCTCATTTTCCGCGAGTGCGATGTGCTGTTAGCGAAGGACAACGAGGGCTTTTTTAAGGTGAAGCAATATCGTTATCCCGAGGGCTCGGCATCGACATCGGTTCCTGCGCCGACAGCTGCTCCGCAGCCGGCACAGGGTACAGGTTTCGGTGAAGATCCGATTCCGTTCTAATGCGCGGCGACCCCGAGGCGGTCGCTGACGCTTTAAACCTCAAAAAATCAGGGGGTGAATATAAGGGACCGTGCCCGCTATGCGGTGGGCACGATCGCTTTCATGTGCGCCCAGGAAAACAGACCGATTTGCTGATTTTTTGCCGGCACGGGTGTCAGTACCGCGACATCATGAGGCTGCTCGAGGCTCGAGGTATCGTCGAGGCGGGTGAGTTCATCCGACCGAAATACCGCCGGGATGATCTCGAGCTGGCAGATTACGCGATTCTGGTGATGGAGAGCGCCTCCAGGCGCGGGGAGATCATTACCGAGTATGACGACAATAAATTCACCGAGCTCGCGCTGAAAGTCGACGCGACTCGGCGATCAAAAATAATTGGCCTACTGCGCCAACTTAGGGGGGGCAATGCCAGACAGTGATTATGTATTCGATCGCTTCCAGGAATCTGTATTCAGCAAAACGAACGCCGTCACCGGCTGGGATTGGAAAGTCAGTCAGCCGGAATGGATGCTCGACCGGCTAATACCCGGCGGATCGATTGGCATGGTGTTCGGCCCGTCAAACTCGGGCAAAAGCCACCTGGTTTGCGACCTGGTGACGACAATAGTTAAAGGCGACGAGCTATGGCAGGGAATCCCGCTCAAAAGCGGTCCCGTCGTTATGTTCTCGGAAAGCATGGGGCATATTAAAGCCAGGCTTAAAGCCTACGTGAACGGGAACGCTGATCGATTGAGGTATCCGATCTATATGCTGCCGACGATCGCGATGGAAATGCATGACCTGGATCTGTTTCTGTTATGGCTGGATTTTCTGCCAGAGCCGCCGATGATGGTCGTGTTCGATACCCTGGCGACTGCTTTTTCTTTCGAAGAAAACGACAACCGGGAAGCGTCAAAGCTAATCAAGGCGCTCGAGTCTGAGGTGCTTCCCAGGATGCACCCGGACGGGACGATTCTGATCGTGCA